GTCGGGAATTTCTAATGGCACAAGCAGAAAAGCGTGGCGTAGGCGTACATAGCAGCTACAAAGAGCAAGCCCAAAAGGGTTGCGACGTACTTTTCTGCGTAAAAATCAAAGGTCGCGCTACACTAGTAGACGATATTCCTTTACACATGTCTCTAAAAATCTTCGGCAGTCCAAAAGAATTTGATTTAGATGAAATGAAGGCATATGTTAAGGAGCATGATATTTGCTCCCCAGATCCCAAAGATCTGAAGTTTACGCCTATCATTTTTACTGCCGAAGTTTCTAAGCTTGACTATTATATGCTCAAGATTGAAGGGCTACCACCAAAGTATAAAGCTATGTATGATCACTATAAGGATGTCGGTAACGTCTACAAAAACTTTATGACGCACGTCACTATTGACAAAGTTTTGTACGACGACTTGAAAGAAAACGGCGTTACTGCTGACGACATTGAGTTTGGTCCTCTTACGCTTAAGCATGGTGCCAACAATCCCGTTCACACTTTTGAAAAATCAGAGAAGCTAGACAAAGGCATCAAACACGTTGCAGCTGCACTAGGCGTAGTTGGCGCAATGGCTGGTTCACCTACTAAAGAAGCTGCTCCAAAAGCTCCCGATAGAGCACCTGCTAGTATACAACAGGCACCAGTATACAGCAGTAAAAGAATGCTAAATTCTATTTCTGCCGTCGAGAGTCAAAAAGGTAAGAATACCAATCATGCGCCTACTAAAACTGGCGAGAGCGCTATTGGTAAGTATGGATTGATGCCAGATACCATAAAAGATACTATCCATATGAATCCAGACTTGAAAACTAAGTATGGTAAAGCTATGGGTCTTCGTGGCGACGACATGCGTAGGTATATGCAGGATAATCCTGACATGGAAGATACAGTAGCACAAAAACACGTAGCTAGACTTGAACATCACTTTGGGCAAAATCCAGAGACCATAGGCTACAGTTGGCTCAATGGCGTATCTGGTACGTACAAGGCTCAGAAACAGAAAATAGACATTAAGAATCACTGGCACGCACGCAAAATAAGGGACGCATATGACAAAGAAAAATAGTCCTGGATGCGTATACAAAATAACAAATTCTATTAATGGAAAATGCTACATAGGATTGACCACTAAGGGAATTGAAAAGAGATGGGGTAAGCACGTAGCAGATTCAGAACGATCAAATAGGCCACATGCTATACACAGGGCAATAAGAAAATATGGACGAGAGGCATTCATTGTGGAAATGCTGTTTCAGTCCGATAATTTAAACGCCCTAAATATAGCAGAAAAACAACTTATAGAATCTTTTGGGTCATTATATCCTAATGGGTACAATTTACACGGTGGCGGTAACGCACATACCATATCAGAAATTACCAGAAAGAATATGAGCGTGGCTCAGATAGGCAAAAAACAATCGCAAGAAACGAGAGATAAAAGATCCGCAAAATTGTCCGGCAGGCATCCAACTAAAGAACAGGTAGAACAAATGGCCAAATCAAGGTCTAAGCCAGTAGTTGAGGTGAACAGCGGAAAGAAATTCGGATCCGTAAACGAGGCCGCTAGTCACTTCAACGTGAAATCTAGGGGAATAAGTAAAAATTTACATGGGCAATCTAATCATTATTTTGGCCTAAAGTTCAAATTTTTGGAGAGCATATGCAGCTAACGCCCAACGAGATAGAGAATATCGAAGATATAGGAACGCTTAACGGCGTGCCAGTCAAAATGATTAAGACTAAGGGAGGTTTTTGGATTTCTGTAGGCCGTCCTAAAGGAAAGCTACAGGAAGAAGCCCTTTCTGCTGGCAGTCACCCTGCTATTGTAAAATTTAACCTTGAAAGACAACATCCCGGATTTCAACCTGCTATGCAGAAAAGCGAGTTGATGGGACTTGAGCCAAAAGTCGAGAGTCACTCTCACTTCTTGTCTGATACTATGAGAAAGTCGGGACATGATCTTTACTCCATTCAAACTGGTGACAAAGTAGAGTTTCATATTACACGTCAAAATGCAAAAGTATCTTCAGTTGACGGATCTTTTGACAAAGGCGTATTAGTGCTTAACCAGATAGATATTGACAAACGATTTTCCAGAGCACTTGCTGGTGCCACTTCAGAGAAAGTCCTTCAAAATGGTGCTAAGAAAATACGCATCCAGGTCAAATAACATGGGCGCTAAGAAACTGAAGCCTAGTAAAAAATTCAATGATAGTAAACCAGGATTACGTGATAAAGACTGGGACAGACTGATGAAAACGGTTGAAGAGATTAAAGAAGACGCAGACAAGAAATTAGAAGAAATTTCAAGTTTTTGCCTAAATAGAGAGATTAATGCCATCAAATAATGACAGCGGAAGCTCAGATCCAAATAAGCCACTTGATCCGGCTAGCGACATCCAGGTAGATACAATACCTTCTTTCGCGCCGTATATTCAAATGTCTTTTGATCTTGACAGGTTGGAAGACTTTGTCACTGGTCTTGGCGTCGAGTTTCTTCATTATAAAAGTATGACTAGTCCTATTGGTCAAAAAGACCGTGGTGACTATCGTAGAAGCGATGGCGTAGACACAATTACGTCAAACGGATACATTTATACTTTAGCCGGTCGTTTTACGGCTACGATGACCGATAATACGAAAACTAGAAGTCGTTCTAGCGGCAGCATCTTAGATCCTTCTGAAAGTAAACTCGTAATGCCTAGATTTTACAATAACTTAGGTATTGCCGATGGAACTAGAATCTATCTATCTCCTGGCGATAGAATTTACGTTGCAGACCCCTCCATTGATGTCTACGTGTCAAATAATCAAAAAATGGAATATATTCCAGGCCAAGACAATGTTCCCATGTTCGAGATAGAACAGATGGAAGTTCCATTGGTAGATAGTCGTGGATACGAGTATCAGGAAGATATTGACTACTCCATAACGACCGATGGCAACATTCGCTGGCTGAGCGGTGGACGAAATCCTGGAATTGATCCAGACACTCAAAAAGGTAGAATTTACTCAGTTCGCTATCTATATAGCGCCTACTGGTACATAACAGTCCTGTTAAAAGAAGTAAGAGTTACAAATGTCACAGAAAATGGCGAACGTACACCCGAACGTATGCCTTACCACGCCATAGCCCAGAGAGAGTATATTTACCATAACCAAAATCGTGGCAATAAGCTCAATCAAAACAAACCTGCTGAGCCCAAAAGGGTTGACGCAGCGCCCAATCCCTCCCAAGACCCTGATAAGTATGAGGTTAAAGTGGAAATGGACGCATATGGCGACGGCTATGGCCCTGACGACGAATAGATATGAAACAATCTTTAAGAAATACAATGAAATGGAGTATTTATGGCAGTTATTAGAGAACGACAAATAGCAGGCGATCAGTCCCGTGACCCGTCAAGCATTGAGCTTTTAAGCTACAATGAGAAAGCTGGAGCACGCAAAAGCGCAGAAGTAGGACGAGCCCTAATTCCACTCGGAGATGGTGCAGGTGGATATACCACAAATGCGTCTACTGCTAGACGAGTATTGCCAAGTGCAGGTGTAAACCTTGCCATCTACAATAACGCAGGTGCAGTTGGTGCCGTAACCGTTGGCGATAACACCGTTGCTTCGCAAGCTCCAGGTGCCGTGCAAGTTTCTGGAAACAATGTTTTCGTTGGAGTACCATGTCCTCCAAACGCATGGACCTATCTAGCAGCTGCTCAATGGAACTACGTTGTGGCTTCCGCAGCTACTTTGCTTGTATTCATCATCGATGATGCTACTTACATGTTGGCCCAGCCGTTTAATAACTCGCAGAATGCACAGCAGACTACTGCTCCTAGTGGTGCTCCAGTAAACGAGCCAAATACTTAATCGGAGCTTCTAGATGTCATCTGGGTCTGATTTCTTTTTAAAGAAAACATTGGGTGAAGATTTTCTTCAGTCATTGGAAAAGTTTGAGCTTTGGAAGCCAGGCACCCGCACGACTATTGACCATGAAGAAATCAAGACTGCTTTGAAAATTGTTCCTAGAACACTTATGAGTCTTCTGATTCATAATCTATCTGGAATGGAAATTGGTGAAACTAAGGAAATTCAAATTCCGGTAAATCAAGCTAATCCTGGCGATTGCATGATTAGAGTCAACAAACATGAAAGAGACGTATACTCTGGCGAACTGATTCAAGACAATAAGCGCCTGGTTGATTTCAAATATCGTTCGATTCCTGGCGTCGGCCTAGTTGTCATGAGCGCCCTCGAAATGTATGACGTTGAAAGCTTGGCCGATGAGACTAAAAATGAAGCGCATAGTCAAGATCATTTCGCAAAGATACAAAAGATGATCGACGATAAGCTTGCTCTACACGATCTTATCGGTAAAGTGGTGGATAAAAAGCTATCGGAACGCGATGCTATCCAACAATTAGTGCTTGCAAAAATATCTGAAGCTATGGTTCCTAAGGAACACGTAGCTCCACAAGACGTAAAAAATCTTGTTGAAAGAAAGGCGGAACTTAAAGCCGAAAACAAGCAATTGAAGAAAAAGCTAGCCCTGAATGAGTTCTTAGAGGGGCGTAAACAAAAGCTACACAAGAAAGAGTATCAAATTTCTCTTTCTAAGAACGATCAGGTTTCATGTCCTGACTGTGGTCAAAGCATATTTAAGAATGAAGCCTATTCTGGATGCGTGTGTATGGGCGAAAACATGGACAGCAAGGTACATTTTACGAAATCTGAAGGTGGAATCAAAGTTCGCTTTGGCAAAGGCTGGGACGCAGAAAATATTGAAATGCTCTTAGAAGTACTGAGAGGAAAACGTGGATAATTTTCAATGGATATTAGCATATGACGGTGACAATGCTGGAAGGCTTGTTGGTCGTGCTATATTGTCTAATGATCCTGCTACATTAAGTGAAGTGTCTGAGAGAATCAATCTA